CCGGCATCAAACTATCGCTAAAACTATTGCGCGCCGATATAGCGTCCGATATAGTTTGTTCATCGGCGCAGCGCGCCACCCGCCACCCGGGGATCAGGGTGAGGAGCAGCAAGATGAGCCACGCAACCCGCACCGTCGCACTGAGCACCGAGGTCACCGCAGAGATCACTGTGACCAAGACGATCTCAACCGAGTCCTACACGCTCGACGGCGACGGTCCTTACCGTGGTCCGCAGCAGCTCACCGAATCCTACGAGGTGCGGCTGGTCAAGGCCGGCTCCGTCATCGCTCGCGGACGATTCGGGCGCTTTCCGCTCACGAAGCAAGGCGCAGTCGCAGCGGTCGGCAACTTGGGTCTGAGCGAGGCATCTGCCGACAAGGTCGAGCGCGCGCTTGCCGAGGCCCGGGCTGAGGCGGAGACCGCCGACGTAGCCGAGTTTCGGGCAGCTCGGGCTGCGGCCCGTCAGGCCGCAGAGGCAGAACTTGCGGATCTCGAATCGTTCCAGCGCCGCGTTCGCGGCGGCATGAATTCCGATTCCGATTCCGTCGGCTAACTCGCCAAACAGCCCGGCCTCAGAGCAGGCCGGGCACTGGAGGATTACCCTATGACCACAGCAACAATTACCCGCATTGATTCTGGTTTCGCTAACGCCGGCCGCGATCAGGAGCCACGGCCGTCAGTGGACTACCCGCGTCCTCTGGCCAGGGTCACGGAGGGTGCTCTCGCGTGAGCTATCTCCACCACGTCACGATAGAGACTGGTCACGTGCGTCGATCTCCAGCATCGGAGGTCGAGGCGGGTACGCGGCAGATGCTGCTGCCGATCCTGCGCCAAGCGCTCAACGGGGGTCAGCCGACTATCCCTGGCGTCGGGCCCTACACCCTATCCGGCGATGCGCGCGGCGGGCGGGCGTCCACCTGGACTGTGTGCGGACCCCACGGCCCACTCGTGACGTTTGCCGTCTGCTCCGGCGGCAAAGGCGCGCGCGAGTGGGACAATCTCGCCGGTGCCGGCGACCAGCCACCGCACCCGTGGTGCGCAGTCCGGGTAGAGGATGGGCTCGCGCGTGACCCGTCTACCGCAGAGTGGATCGGCGACCTGGAGCGGTGCGTTGCCTGGACCTGGCTGGAGGATATGAGGCGCCATTGAGCGACGTTGACGCGGAAGGTGCTCACCCCCAGCTGGAGGGCGAGCTTATCTGCTACGTGTACGCCAATTGAGCCGCTCTCGACGTGGGCAGTGTCCCTCGCGGAGGGCGGGCGGTCTGTAGGTGATCGCCCGGAATGGCGTGAGAGCGGGCCTACTCGTCGTCATCATCATCGACTTCGGGCAGCGGCGCCACGCCGGCCGTCGCGTCTTCCAGCTCAAGCGCCCGCGCAGAGTGGAGCCACCCGCGCACGGTCTGGCGGACCATCCGGCGCATAGACGGCGGGCGACCTGGTACGCATGGCGCGCTGGCGGGGCTATCTCGAGGCTCCAGCGCATGGGGCTCGCGTGCGAGCTGAGTCGCGAGATTGGCTACGGTGCAGAGCTGTAGGTGTCGCCTACGAGCTGCAGAGCGCCCCAGGCGACGAGCTGATCCAGGTGAATCTGGACGGCAAGCGCCGCGTAGTAGCCGGCAAGCTCCGGCGTTCCCGCTTGGCGCGCGGCCAAGACGATCTGCGGCGCGGTGCGATCATCTTCACCCACCAACGCCCGGATGGCGTCATGGGCGGGCAGTGTCTGGACGTTCATGCGGCATCACTCCTTGAGGATCGCGGTTTCGGTGTCGGTGTCCCATTCGTGGGTCTCGTCGCTGATGTCCGGGTCCGCGCCCGGCGGCAGCTCGTGCAACGCGTCTCCGGCGGCGAGACTGCTCGAGATCGCCGAGACCACCTCGGCTGGCGCCTCACCGTAGGACTTGATCTCCGCACCGGTGCAGATCAGGTACCGAATCAACGGATGATCCTCGCGCTCACTCGGCGGGATCGGGCGATGATGTTCCCGCCCGCGCGCCATGCGTCTTTCTTGAATTGCCAGCTGAACACATAGGTTCCCGCGGCGATCGTCGCCTGGTAGACATGGATGAAAGGCGTCATTGCGGTTCCAGCGATGTAGATATTGTTGCCGCTCAGGCCACCAATCTCGGCCGCATCTCGGAGGGCCTTGACCCGGCAGAAGGTGCTGCTCGCCCCTGCTGAGCGCAGCCAGCCGGAGAAGGTGACCTCGACCGTCCTCGTGGCATCAAGCACCAGGGTGGCCGTCGCGGCCTCGATGAAGCTCGCCGCGCTGACGCTGGTCAGATCGCCATCTGTCGCCCCCGTGGCGGTGGCGATGACGCCGCTCGTGGCCCCCGCCTCGCGGACGCCGTTGACCATGTTCACGGCATTCAGCACGGCCTCGACCGAGGACGCGTTGATATCTCCGGAGGCGACCAGCGCCGTGAGCCATGCCGGCGTCTGGCCATTGTTCGCCGTGACGTCGGCGCGAGCCTCAGCGGGAGCGTTAACGGTCAGCAGCACATCAATGTCACCAGCGTGATCGCCAGTGACGTCGGCGCCCAGTTCCAGTTCGCCCCTATTGACGCGTCCTGGCGGCTCCTCAAAGGGCAGCACAGCGCCGCCGAGATGGAGCATTTGGCGGCGGATGTAATGCGTTTCCGATGTGCTCGGCGAAAATCCAAACACCCGAAGCTCATCAACCGTCGCCGCAACGATTGTACTATTGGAAACCCGCTGATAGCTGGCGCCCGTAGCCGGAGCATTTGACGTGGCGACAAACCCGCCGCTGCTGTATTGCTCCACCCGAATGTCAACCGAGTCAACGCCCGCCACAGATCGCACGTCGGCTGAGTAACTGAACACGTCGCCAACCTCCAAGCCGATGTCTGCAATCATGATCGAGCGGATTGACGCAAACTGCCCGGAGAACGCTTGCTCGACAGCGGCGACAGCTGGGAGCAGGTTCTGACCAGACACCAGGCCAGTTACGTTGCCCACGGAAACGCCCACGGCGCCGTCCGTGACCGTGACGGATACCAGATTCGACCGGGACGAAAACGGAGCTTCCAGGAGATTCGACAGGACCGCGACGGCGACGAATTCGAGTGAGGCATTGTCTGCCGGCAGATCGAAAGTCAGCGCCGGTTCCGCACCACCCAGCAGCGTCCACGCCCCGGTCCCATTGGTGCGCACGTAGACGTTAGCGTGAGAGTAGGCGGCGGTGGTGGCCGTCTCCGTGATGGTTGCGGTCAGTCGAGTGATCGCCCCATCCGTAACGGTGGAATATGCCTCGACCACGGCCAGGCCAATCGACTCCGCCACAGCGATCGCCTCGTCTTCCTGATCCTCTGCGGCCGCGCGGCCGGGCGGCATGAACATCACGCGAGACGCGGCGAACGTCGCATCCACCCCAGAGCTAACCGATAGGTCGCGGGTGAATCTGTCGTCCGGGATGTCGGTGCCGAAAAGGAATTTCTCGTCAATCACCAGCGAACGAGGCAGGGCGTTGTATGTGGAGCTGGGCAGAGGCGAGGAGCCATAGTTCGCGAGCACCTTGCCGGTCAGGGCACTGGGTGCGGCGTTCAGATTCCCGTCCACGATGATCAGGATTCCGCCCGGCGCTCCGCCTGCTCCCGCCCCTGCATGCGCTGGCTGGTCGTCTCCGGCGTCGTAGGCGCCCACGGAGCCATCGTCTCCGGTCGTGTCGATCTTCCCAGAGGCGCCGAACGCGAAGCCCCTGGTTACACATACGAGCCCGGCGCCACCTGCGCCACCTGCGCCGCCGATGTTCACCTCGATCAGGTTGGGGCTCGGCTCGGAATCCTCGAAATACCGCAGACCACCCGGCCCGCCTGAAGTCCCACGCAGATCACCCGGCAAGCCGTGGACATCGCTGGACCGATAGTCCAGCTGGAACAGGGGCATGACGTCGTAGGCGCCGGCAGTGATCGGGGCCGCGACAGACTGGAGGATGCCGTGGAACTTGCTGCCAACGCTCTCCTGCCTCACGCGCTCGATCAGTCCGCCGTGCGCCTGCGTGCTGCCGAAGCCACCCGCCTGCCCGCTCTGGAATGTCACGTCAGTCGGGTTGCGCGTGCCGGGGTAGCTCGGGATGGCCGCCGTTGAGAGCGTGTCAGAGACACCAGCCAGGCCGTTGCCAGCGCCGTCGATCGTGCCATTTACGGTCAGTGTTCCCAGGACTCGCAGCTGTACGTTGTCGTTGATCGTGAGCGTGATGCCCGCGGCTATCGTCAGGTCCTTGTCCGCGTAGTAGACGGCGCCGGCTGCCGTCATTGAGACGTTCCCAGCCAGGCTCAGGTCCGCGCCAATCTCGTAATAGCTGCCCTCGTCCGTGACGCCGGCCTCGCCGGAAATGTCTGTGCCCGCCGCGGTGAACCAAGCGTCCGCAATGGCTTCGTCGTCTGCGATCGGCGCGAGAGGATCAGAGACAAGCGAGCTGGCCTCAAGGTTTAGCGTGATGCGGTTGCGCCTCCAATCGGTGCGCTTGCCCTGAATCTCGAAGGGCCTATCCAGGAGGACGTTCGCGCCGGTCCAGTCTCGTGCGTGGTCGGTCTTGAGGCGGATCACGTCGCCCACCTCAAGAAACGACATGGAGCCTTGAACCTGAACCGTGGTCCTGATCGGAGGCCCGGCGCGACGGTCAAACGCCTGCTGGAGAATTGACACCACAGTATCGCGGGAGTGCCGTGAGCCGTGGAGTCCCTTGGCCTCGAATGATTGCCGGGTGCGCTGGCCGTAACGAGTGATTGAACTCGCGTCCTGGACAACGATGCTGCGGGTCAATTCTCCGTCCACCTCGTTCCAGCTCAGTTCAATCTCGTTGGCGATGTCCTCGCCCACATAGGTGAGCATTGGAGCGGCGAGCAGAACAGAGTCATCAATCCACACGGACGCCGCTGCGCCCTCGATGATCCTGCGCAGGCGACGAAGGCCCAGCTGCCCATCAGCGAGCACCGGCTGGAACATGCCGCCCGGGCGGAGCAGGTCCTGCTCGATAAACCGCTTTGCGTCCTGCTTGCCTGGGTCAACGAATCGGAACACAACGCCCGCAGTATCGTCGGCCGGGTCGTAGAGGTCGGCGCCGATCGCTGTGTACTCGGTCAACTTCACATCGCCGGAAGACATGGCCGCATGCCAGTGCGCCGGGAGCGTGCCGCCCTGGTTGATCAACGCGCCAGTCTGGAGCGCGTATATCATTTTCGGTATAGGCATCTCCAGATAGATAACCTCTGTGACCTTTTTGCCGCGGTCGGGAGATGTGGCCGCATCCTCGTCGGTCGTGTGCGAGGCAGCCCTGGTGCCGAGCACGCCACGCACGCAGTTGACGAATGTTGTGGCCGTGACATCGGTAGCCAAGGTGCGAATGATTTCCTTGTCGATCTTGAAGTAGATCACCCCGGTTGCGGAGGGCGCGTCGGTGAACGAGGTGCCGTGGTCGAGGCTGTCGAACTCGGAGGTGTCGGCCACAGTGATCGTGGTGGCCGTGTCTGTGACGTTCGCGGTCAGGCGGGTTTCTACCGGATCCAGGATGTCCTCGCGCTCGGCGCGCTGAACGTCGCGGCAGCGGAACTCATACTTGCCACCAGAGTGGGACATGGTGCAGGACTGGAGCACCTGGGTTGATTCAAGCTCATACGAACCAATCGCGATTCGCGAATCGCCCACGTAGAGCTTGACGGTTTTGCCAAGCACGCCGCGGGAGTTGGTGAGCAGTTCGGTGCGGAGCTTGTCGGAGATAGCCTGCCCGACATCGACAGCCGAGAAGGACAACGCGCCAATCTCCGCCCGGCCTTCGAGCGGCCGCAGTCGCTGGGACACTGCGCGCACAGTCTCGACGCGCGCGTTGAGGGTCGTGCCGGAGCCAATGGTCACGTCATCGTGAGAGACGATCCAGAGGTCGGTGCCACCACCCATCGCGATGTGGATTGCGAACCGGGGCTCCTTCTGATTGCTGGCGTTGAGCGCGCCAAACTCCTTGTTATAGGCGCGCATCAGACCACCCGCATGCGGAGCTGGTAGGCGTAGTTTGCAGAGGTGCCCACACGGCGACGGCGCGTGGTCTTGCTGACCAGCACCACTGTCTGCGGGTCCACGTCGTCGCCGTCGATAGCGTCGCCGTCGAACGTGAATTGCTCGCCGCCAGCGACCGAATCCAGAAACTCGTGGAACAGCAGAAGCCGTGCAGCCGTCTCGATGAAGTCGGTGGTGCAGCTCCAGAAAATGTCTATCCGGTGTAGCGCGCTCTCTTGTGTGCCGTCGAGCGCCACCGTATCGTCCCTGTCGAACTTGCGGTCTTGGTCGATCGCAGCACCGTCAATCACAAAGTCGTATTCGGTGTCGGCCGAATGCGCGCCAATTATGCTGCGTTTTGCGTTGTACGTGAATCGCATCTCGGAGGCTCCATGAAGTATCTGGCTGCCGCACTGCTACTGCTCGCCACCCATGCCAACGCCCAAGAGGCCGCGTGTTGGGAGTACCAGGTGGTGAATGCGCCCTATAACGCCGCGTTTACCGAGAGCATGGTGGAGCAGGCAAAACTGTTCAGCGGAGCGCCGGGAGTGGGCTCCCCGTGGGATGTCCGCGAGGACGGCGGGTGGCTGCATCGTGAGCACACCAATTTCCTGAATGAGATGGCACTGCAGGGGTGGGAACTGCACAGCGTCAACCAAGGCGCGCATGCAATTCTCCATTACTTCAGGCGCCCGCGGTCGGGTTGCTAGGAGCCGCCGAGTTCGAGGGCTTGGCGCGAGCCTTGGGGGATAATCACCCGGTCGCCCTCAAGCACCTCCATTGCGATCGAATCCATGATCGCCTCTGAGAGTGCGTCACCGCTGGCCATCTCGATCCGCAGAACCAACTCGTTGCTCGCCGCGTTCGTGTCACCTTCGCGGACCTGCGTCGCTGGGTTCGGCAACGCTGGGGGAGCGCCCTGCCCGCCGAAGCCGAACGACCCGCCGCCTGAGATCGACCCACCGCCACCACCGCCACCGCTGCCGCCAGCAACACCCTGGGCAATTCCGGTCGCTGCGATCAGTCCCGCACTGATTGCCGAGTGGGCGATCATCTTCGCGGCGATTGCCTCGCCAGCAGGGAAGGGGATCGTGGCGCGGGCAAGCATTGCAGCCTGCTGGCCGCGGATGAGCACGTCTGCGATGGCGACCCCTTTCTCAATCGCCAGCAGAGCAATCGCCGCGGCCTTCGATTCCCCTGCGAACGTGGCCAGCAGCGCGATCCCCTGCTGGACTGCCTGCTGTCGGAATCCGGTGATCGTCGTCTGTAGCTGTTTCTCGACCTGCGCCTGCTTGGCTGCGCGCCGCTCTTCGATGCTCGCGAGACGGGCCGCATGAGCCAGCGACGCGGCCTCTTCGGCCTCGCGAGCTTCCTGCTGAAACTCGGCTTTTTCCAGCGCGGTCAGTTGCTCGGACTCGCGGATCAGTTGGTTCTGCTCCTCGAGCCGCTGCATCTCCAAGTCGAAGCGCGCGATCTCGGCTTCCTCGTCGAGCCCCTGAGACTCCAGCGCCTGCTCGCGCAACGCATCGAAGCGACGCCGCTGCGCTTCGACAAGCCTCTCTGTCTTCTCGCGCTCCTTTTCTTCGGTGTTTGCGACACCGTCAGCGCCATCAGGCGTGAGCCCCTCCTCATTGAGGCGGTTGACGTTCCGCATCTCCTGGATCCGGTCCAGCAGATCGCGGCGCTGCGCCACCAGCTCCTCGAGGCGCTTATTCTGAGCCTCGACCGGCGCCACGCTGGCCAGCAGATCGCTCGAGGTGGTGCCGAGGAAGCCACCAGCACCCGCCGCAGCCTCTCCGGCTGCGGAGCTCTGGGGGATGCCCTTCATGCGCTTCTCGACGAGATCAATCTCGGCGTCGAGCTCCGCGACCTGCGCGAACATCGATAGCTCGCTGCCGCTGTTCATCACGTCGAAAAACTCGCGCACCCTGGGCGCCAGTTCGGCGAACGCATTGCCGAGCCCGATCACCACCGGGAACAACTGCGAGAGTGCAATAGTTGCTTGTGCGCCCGCGATGCGCTGCATGCGGTCTAGCTGGTCTGCGGCGCCCTCTGCCTGCGTCAGCAGGTCCTGGTCGAGCACCAGACCCAGCTCGCGTGCCTTCGCCCTCAGATCGTCCACGGCGCCGACACCGTCGGCCAGCGCAGCGGCCATCCGCGCGCCGCCAGTCCGGCCGAACAACTGCGCAGCCGCGGCTGCACGCTCTGCGGGCGACTCTATGCGGCCCAGCGCCTCGGCGACGTCGCGGAACACCTCATCGGAGGAGCGGACGTTGCCGGCGGCGTCCCTGACGCTTACGCCAAGCAGCTCGAAGTAGCGCCCCGCCTCGCCAGTTCCTGCAGCCGTCTCACCGATCGACTTTGTGAACCGCTCAAGCGAGGAGCCCATCGACTCCTGCTGGATGCCTAGCTGGCTCCCCGCGAAGATCAGTTCCTGGTATGCGTCCGACGCGAAGCCCGCTGCGCGGGCGTTCTTGGCGATCGCATCGGCGCTGTTCACGGCCTTGATCGTGGCGCCAGCCATGGCTGCGCCTATGGCGCCAATCGCCAAGGCGCTGCGTCCTGCAACGACGCTGAGGTCGTTGAGCCGGCGCTCGACGGCGGTGAACGTCGCGCGCGTGCGATCGTCCGCCGTGATCAGGAACTTAGCGCTGGTGCTGGCCATCGATCACTTCCATCGCGTCAATGAATCGGGAGGGCTGATCCAGAAGCCCACCAGAAAGCGGCAGAATCCCGGCCTTGTAGTGCCGATAGAGCCGGATAAACTCCCAGCTCGTCGGCGTCACCATCTGGCGCAGGCAGCGGTTCGTGTCTATGACGCCCGGGATGCTCCAGCGCGAATGCGAGTCGGAGAACCCTGGAGCGATGCCGTCGACACAGGAGCAGTGCTCGCAGTCGAAGTCCTTGAGGTTCTGCGCGACCTCGACTGCGATTCTCAGTTTCCCGATTCGTCCTCAGCAGGGTCTTCTGAGGCTTCCAGGCTGGCACCGGCCGCGACCGCGTTGAACAGCTCGAGCAGGATCATCTCGTCGGCGATCAGGGAAAGGTGCTCCGGCGTGTAGCGGAGCGCCTTGCCATCCTCGTCCGTCACGCCCTCCCACTCCTGCAGGCACGCGCGGATTGCCAGGACCTGTGCCGCCGCTGGGTAGACGTAGCGGGCGGCGTTGGCAGGGCCACGCTTCTCGACTTGCTGCGCCAGCTCCAGCCGGTCCTGACCGGTCATGGGCCGAACGCGGAACCGAACGCCAGGTGCAGCGTGGACCTCGATCCATCGAGGCGTGATGTTCGTGTTTAGGCGCATGCAGCCTCCGAATGACGCCGACCTCTCTGATTGATACGCCGAGCGCGCACCGCTTTGGCAGCCGCGACTCGCGACAGAAGCCTGCGCGGCGTGTCCGCAGTCAGGCGCATCTCCAGTGGGAAGCACCGAAAAACCAGCCACTGCATGACATTCCCTTGAGCGAAGAAGCTGTCCATCACGAAAACACCAGGGACAGTTCGTCATCCCCGGAACTCTCGGCACACCCGAAAGTCAGTTCCAGGGTCCTAACCCCGTCACGATCACCTCGACCGACCTCGCGATACGAGACCGCGGGCATGTCGAGATCCCAGATGTTGCCAGCCGTGCCACCGATGCTGCCGATCGTCAGTGCCATGGCCGCGCCGCTGCGCCAGTTGCCGACCCAGTCCTCCGTGGCAACCAGCTCCATTTCCGGGTCGATCGTGCCGACAGGGTCGCGGCCGGTGATGCGGATGGCCGCGTAGCCGTCGGCGGCATTGACCGAAGGCGGCGTGACGATCTGATTCTGGAGGTCCGTCGACAGCGTGCCGATGACACCCGCATAGGAGTCGATCGTGAACGCTGCACTCTGGATCACCGGAGGCACCACGGTCGAGAACGAGCCCGTGATGATCGAGGCGTCGGTCGGACCGGTGAGGTGACCGGTGAACGTAAACGAGAACACGCCGAACTTGCCAGCCTCGCCGCTGATGGACGGGTTGCCCACGCAGCCAAGCAGGACGTACAGCGTACCGTCCTCGTAGAACTTGATCGTGACGGACTCCTGACCCGAGGATGCCGGCCTGTAGGTCACGGAGGTCTCCGCAGACACCGTCTCGCCGAGGCCGCACGCACGCAGCAGATCGCCCGTCTCGGGCGGCGTTCCAGCGGTCCCGGAGCCTGCAATCGGCACGTCGAAGCTGATCGATGCCAGCGAACCACCGTAGACGTGCTTCAGCATCCCCAGCGAGCCGCGTGCAGCAGGGCGCTCATGCATGCGCGCGCCTTCCGACAGGTTCAGTTCAATGTTCTCGGCTCGCACGACATCGGACGTGCCCGGCGTCGAGTCGACCCCGTAGCTGCTCTCGATCTTGGCCGTCAGTACGCTACGCTTCACCAGCATCGGAGGTCTCCTCGGTGGCTGGGGCCTTCGGCGTGGGCGCCTTCGGCGGGGTTGTCTTCTTTGATCCGCCCTCGCGGGTTCGGACCGGCTTCCGGTGGTCGGTCATGCTGCGGTCTCCAGGCTGGCCGGCTCGGTGGTTTCTGCCTCGGGCTCGGGTTGCTGCGTCACGACGCCGCCGCTGCGGGTCGTCAGTGTTTTTCGCGCCATGGTCAGGACTCCAGGCTGGCGACAGATGTGCGGATGTGGATTTGCCACGTTGATCGGAGCGAGACATGCACCTGATCGCTCAGGGCTACGTCGGGCTCATCAATACCATCGGGGTCCGTGTCGATCACATACGCGAGCCCCTGCGTGTGGTCCGCCATCAGAGCGGCGTGGACTTCTGCCCACAGCGCCTGCGTTGCCGCAAACCACGTTGACTGCGTTGCGCGGACGTAGATGTCCACGTAGTAGGTCGCGACCCAGTCGATGTGCTGGTAGAGCGTCTGCCCCTCGCCTCCGATCGGCTGGACGGGGCCAACCACAATGTCCAAGTGCGTGAGCGGGGTCGCTGGGTTAGGTAGTGGGCTTCTGCTCTCCTGCAGGGGTCGCAGGTGCCCGATGTACACGCGAGAGCCCGCCGTGGTACTGGCAGCAATCAGCGTGGTCTGGAGGGCGGCAGCGACGCTCGCAACGCGAGTTGTCATGCGGCCGTCTCCGAGTGTTCAAGCAGTACCTGCACCAGCCCGTGGTGGTCACGTTCAAAGCCGGTAGCGGTGTATGTAGCGTCAGCCACGGTAATCTCGTCGCCGTGAGCGATCAGGTTGCCGTCAGCCGTTGAGACTTCCAGCCAGGTCCGCGCGCCCTCCATCCCGATCCCTGCCGCCTGCTCTGCCGTCACACGGTCAAAAACGCCCGTGATCGTGCGAGCCTGCCCGTCTGTGGGCGTGTGGGTCACGGTCGCGCCCAAGGCGCTCACGATGTCCACGGTGGCCGCTTCCGCGTCGGTCTGGAATGACATGCGAAACCCTCAAAAAAAGGGGCCAAGCTGGCCCCCTCGATGCTTCAAGAGAAGGGCCAATCCAAGGCCCCCTCGATGCTTCCGTCACCCAGATTAGGTGACGGTGCCTGAGCCCGGCATCAGCAGCACTTCGACAACGAGCACGCCGCTGCCGGCAGCTTCCAGGGCTACTGCGCCCTTCGAGATGTCACCAGTGGCGGGCGTTGCAGCGTCGTCGTCGAGATTTCCTGCCGACACGTCCCAGATCACGTTCTCGCCCTGAGCGATTACCGCCCCCGTGGCTTTCACGACGTTGTGGGCCTTGCCGATCGCAACCCAACCGGTACCCGTGGTGGCTGCGATGTCCTCAAGGGCCACCCCGATCAGGTTGCCGATGATCACTACATCGCCAGAGCTGATCGCAGAGCCCGAATTGCTGTACAGGACAGAATCACCGTCCCGCGTGTGATTGGTCGTCATTGCAAAATTCCTCGAAATTGGGTCAGTGGTGCATCACCGGAGCGCCGAAGCGCCCCGGATCAGCGCCCCGATCAGGTGTTGTTTCCGCGCCAGATGTGCCGGTACTCGACAGCTTCTGCCACAGCGTCCATGCGGACTTTGAAGGTCACACCGTCGCGCGTGAACCCGTCCTGTTCTTCCATAAACGGCGCGTCCTGGCCGTCGAGCAAACCGAGCGCGATGGCTGGGTTGTTCGCGGGGTCGGAGATGCCGTACCAAGCAGCAGCGTCTTCGGTGTCGAGGCGAGCATCCGCGACGACCTCCCGAACGATGTTTTGCGCCGTGTTCGGGCGCTTGCTGTTGCTCTGGCTGGCGGCAATCTCCGTCTCCGATGCCACCACTTGGGAGGCTGCGGAGAACAGAGCGAATGGAACCCAGAGGATCGACGGCGAAATGTTCAGGTTCGTGGCGTTACCGCTGGGGTCGCTCTGCGTGGCCATGCCGGTGCGCATCGCCTCGAACGCTGCCGTAGAGGGAGCCGCGGACCCGGTGTTGTTGTGGTCGGCATGGAACAGCGCCTTGCTGTCCACGTCGAGAACGTGACCGGCGCCGGCAACGACAGTCGCCACCAAGTCGCCCACCTTACGGCGTGCGGCTCTGCCCATCTGACGGGGGATCAGCGTAAATGCACCGAGGTCGTCGTTGATGATTGCGTGGCGCGAGATGCTGAACAGCTTGCCGTAGGTGGTCAGTTGCGCGTTCTCGCCCACGTCCGTCAAGGCGCCCTGCTTGTACTCGCCCGACTCGCCAACCTCATCGAGGTCGGAGAACGCCGAGAGCCCGGACATCTTCGCCGCCTTGAAATCCTGGAGGGGGACGATGCGCACGAGCTTTTGGTAGACCTCCTCGGCCTCCTCATAGCCCAACGTGAGCGAGTTGTGCGCCACGTTGGCCAAGAGACTGTCGAAGTCGTCGCTGCCGTGCGAGAACGCCTCGCCCACGATGCCCATTCGATCGAGGCCCTGAACACTGCGGCCCTTCATCACGAGGGAGTGGCGGGCCATCTCGCCCATGGTCATCCCGCGGAACTCGTTGCGGCTGTCCTCGGCCGTCGGCTTCACGATTCCGGCGCGGATCAGGATGGCGCGCTCGGCGCCTGCCTTGAACTTGTCGGAAACATCCTCGACAACGATGGTACCACCGCTCACCGGGATCGCGGGCTCGGTGCCCTTGGCCTCGGTCAGCGCGGCGATCAGAACGTCCTTCGCGCCCTCGAGCGTGGTGTCCTTGATCACGCACTCCATCATCGCGGCCTTCAGGCCCTCGTGCTCCAGGTGCGGCGCAAACAGCGCCCGGATGCTTTCGCGCCGCGCTTCGTCAACGGCCTTGGCTGCTGCGACGGCCTTGGCTGCTGCCGCCTTGATTTCATCGGGGTCCATTGGACTCTCCAGTTGGGGTTCGGCGGCAGGCGCCGAGAGTTTCGGAACCGCAGAAGCGGCTCCAGTATTTGCCGCAGGCAAGAAGCCATCGGGCAGATTCGGGAACCGCTCGCGGATGTTGAACGCATCAGCGTGCGCGGCCATGTCCAGTTGTTCGTCGTCCAGGATCACGTCGATGAACCCAGCGGCCAGAGCTTCCTCGGGCGTCAGCCAGGTTTCGTTGTCCATCATCGTCGCCAGTTCGCCCTCTGACAGACTCGACCGGGTGCGGTAAATGTTTATGAACTGACCTTTCATTTTGTCGAGAAGGTCAGCGTGCTTGCGGAAATCGTCGGCCTCACCGAAAGCCCCGCCCGCAGGGTTGTGAATCATGAAAAGCGTGTTGGGTGACATGGCCACCTGTTCGCCTGCGAGCGCGATGATGCTGCCCATGCTCGCGGCCCAGCCGTCCACGAAGGTATCCACCTGGGCGCCGTGCTGGCGGAGGGTGTTGTAGATGGCGATGCCATCCATGACCGAACCACCGGGGGTGTTGATGTGGACGTTCAGCGGGCGCCCTTCGTATGCCTTCAGTTCTTCGAGGAAGTCGGCGGCGGAAACTCCCCAGTAGCCGATCTCACCGTAGATGTAGACCGCGACGGCATTGGCCGCAGCCACGATCGAATACCAGCTCTTGTCATTCTTCATCTTCGTCTCCAGCGGCCGGCGCAGGTGCTGCCGGCTCGGGTGTCGTGTGGTCCTCGTTGGCGCGTTGACGTTCGACCTCGCGCGGGTCGCGGCCTCTTGAGCGCATCACCGAGGACTTGCTGTTGATGCCCAGCCCCAGTTCAAGCTCGACGCCCTTCATCTCCTTGACCGGATCAACCCACGGCATGGCCGGGCGGCTGAAGTCGCAATCACGGAGGGTCAGCGGGTCGGACTGCTCGAGCAGGCCCACAACATCCCGGTCGGCAAGGACCACGGCGTCCAGAAACTCGGACCACTTGGGAAGCTCCCAGCCGGAAACGAACCAGGCCCATAGCATTCCGTAGTGGGTGTGTTGCTCGATCAGTTCCTGGCGCTGGGCGCTGTAGCTGCCGTCGTAGTGTTTCGAGATGCTGGAGTAGCCGGCGCCCGTGCCACCCGCGACGCCGCGCATGTGGTCCTGTCGGAAGGCGATCAATTCGTTGTTTGGCCTGGTTGAGTTGGCGCTCTGCATCTTCTCGCCAGGCTGTAGATCGTCGATAACCATTCCGGGCACGAACTCGATTTCGCGATAGTCGCCGCCATCGACCGGCGCGTTGTAGAGGTAGGGGTCGCCCTTCTCGATCCAAACCGCCATGGCTGCCGACACTCGCGCGGCCACCCGTTCCGTCTCGTCGATTTCGTCGATGTCCGCAATCCGGCTCATCGTCGAAGCGAACAGCGACACGCCCCGAATCTGACGCGCTCGGTCCACCAGCTTCAGGTGTGTGATCTGCCGAGCCGGCAGGCGGCGCGTGTCTGCCGTCAGCGAGATGCGCGCCGCGGCGTACTCCTCGACAATCTCGCGCTTCGCCAGGTGGTAGGCGATAGGCCGGCCCCACGCATTGCGCTCCACGCCGTGCTCGATGCCCTTGGCAACATCCCGCTTGAGCATCGGCAGATAGTCGGGCTCGATGATTTCGTAGCTGTACGGGACCCGCGTCCCGTGCTGAATCTTCCCCGGCCCGGTGACGTGCTGCGCCAGGATTTCGCCATCACGGAGAGCGGATCGAAATGCCAGGCGCTGGGCCTGGTGCTCGTCGTGCTCCCATGTCACCTCCGGCCGGAGCCTCCAGTCGCGGTGGAGGTCCGCCAGGCGTTGGTTCAGTTCCTCGTGGAGCGTCCCGTCCGCGAGCCTGATCTGCGGCTCCGGGTTGATCCCCATGCCGATCACGTTGGCCGTCATGACGCCGAGCACGGAGCGGGCCAGGTCGCTGTTCTGTTCCAGGCTCCGGGCCTGCTCACGGAGCGAAACAGCGGCATCAGCAACTGATTTATTCGGGCCACGAGACTCGCGCGTGGCCTTGTGCAGGCGGCTTTTCTTCGCAGCCTCGTAGGCGCCCACGGCATCCATCGCCCGCACGGCGCGCATCGCCGCCATGCGACGCAGCGCATACCCTGGGAAGGTTGCCGCGATAAGCTGGTCGAGACGGCTCACGAGAGTTTCGCCACGCTGAAGCCGACCCGGCTGTTGTCCTTGCCAGAATTCCGCGCGCCCCGTTCCAGTCGAGCCTCTTGCCCTGACCAGAAGTTGATCTGCTTGCGCACCTCCTCTGCATCGGTGCGGGTCAAGGAGCGCCCATTCATCGAGAACATCTGCCCTGTCGCCAGCGCTGCGTCCGCCGCGAGCCACAGAGCCAGATTCGTCTGGACTGTCGCTAGGGTGATCGTCGGCATTATTCTATCTCCTGATCCATCCGCCACCGCGCCGCGCGTTCCCGCGACCTCCCAGCCACGAGCCTCCGCGCTCATCAGCCTTTTTCGGCTGAGGGCGAGGGCGAGGTGCTGGGAGCTCGGGGTCTGACAGCGTAAGTCCGAGGTGCTGCTGGGCAATCCTGATTGCTGCCGTGGCGTAGACGCGGCAGTCCAACGCCTCCACGCGCGGGCGCTTCGCGTGCCACTCCCAAAACGAATGGCCCCGCTGGAACTTCCGGCGCTTCACTTCGCCGGTCAGCTGGGCGAAATACTCCTCGTCGTAGTCGTCGCCGATGGGCCAGTGGCTATACCCAGGGCCGGGCTCGTCGATAGCGAGCCTCTGGAAAATCAGATCCTTCGCCGTATCGGTTCCAACCTCCGTCAGATAGACCCGCTTTGCGTTGGGCTTCCGCGGGAAGCTGTGGATCGGCCTGCCCCGCTGGCTTGAACCCTTGATAGGGATGGCCCAGCGCACGCCCGCCTTCTGACTGAACCTGTAAACCTCATCAGACAAATAGCCCGAATCGACGCATCCGCAGATCACGTCGAGCAGCCGGCCATCCTCTGTGGGGAACTGCGTCCGCAATGCTTTCAACAACTGGAGCCATGCCTGCGGCTGAGTCGGATCGACATACAGGCGCTGGTAGCCCAGGGACCAGCTTTCTTCGCCGGCCCCCCAGCCGATGTGCTCAACCTCGAACCGATCCGCCTGGACATCGCAGCCGAACACCACGGCGACAACCGCAGCAGGCGCAAGCGCGTAAGGTTCTCGCCGCCGATACAGGGGCGTCGCATCAACGACTTCCTCCGCCTCCTGCCATGTCTCGCCGAGGGTGGTGTTCACCCATGCCTTCAGCAGCTCGGGGTCATCCGCAGCGGCGGCGTGTTCAATCGCAATGTCAGCGAGCCGCGTCCACGGCGAATAGAGCGCCGACAAATGGAATCCGGCGACGCCCCTACTTGCCCCTTGAGCTTCCCAGTGGCCTCGCGCGATTGCCCGCCACCGCTGGCCATCGGGCCAGAGCGTGCCGCAGTGCTCGCAGCAGTATTCAGCGCGCTCCCGCTCACCCTCCGGCCACGTAACCTGCTTCCAGACGAGGCGCTGCTCCTGGCCGCAGTCGGGG